TGCCAACCGATTTTGCAGTAGCTAAAAACGCCACTGGTGAAGCGTCTGCCATAACTGGCACGGGTCTAGCGTACTTTAAGTACGAAACTACCAACGCTCAGGGAGCTGCTTCTGTAATGAATGACAATCCTACCGTAAACGACCAAAACGGAACAAGCTTTTTTGACCAGACTTGTACTTACGTCTTGAATAAGATGGACAGTGCTAAGCGTAATGAAGTCAAAATGTTAGCAAGAGCCAAGCTCTCTATTATAATCAAGGATAATAATGGAGCATATTGGTTAATGGGAGAAGTGAATGGTGCAAGACTAACCGCTGGAGACAATGGAACTGGAACGGCTTTAGGAGATAGAAATGGGTACTCCCTTTCTTTTCAAGCTCAGGAGTCCGAGCCTTTGACTTTAGTTACTTCTGAGACTGCATTTCAACCAGCTTAAAAAAATAGTTTTTTTTATAAGTCCACTGCATTATGTGGTGGGCTTTTTTTAATTCAAAAATGGACATAATAGAAAAAAATACGACCAATTATATTTATTGCAACATCTCTAATGAGGTTGTCGACCCCTATTATACTATGACCATTAAAAGCTCTGAGTACACCGTAGACGTGACCTTAGCTGCACCATCTAGCGTGAATGATAGGTATGTATCGTTTACATTAATAGAGGGCATACAAGACCTTGCAAACGCTACAATAGCTTTGCCGAATAACGGGGACTATCCATATTCAATTATTAACGCCACAACCCCTGGCGGTACGACTGGAATAGTTATACAGAGAGGCATATTAAGATTAAAACAAGAGTCTGAGGTCGTATATTCGTACACAGATACACAAGAAACTATAATTTATGAGTAATTTTCCAATAGTCACAGAGTTTGCATCCGCAGAAGTGCCGCAATTCTTAGAAAAAAAGAGCCAAAACATAGTTTATTTTGGTGCGGATAACCTATATCCCTTTGAACTCATAGATTTATACAACGATAGTTCTACTCACAACGCTATAATTAATGGGAAAGTAGGCTATATTGTAGGGAATGGACTTGATAGTGATGACCTAGCAGCTAAAAAATGGCTAAGTTCTGCCAATATAGATGAGGATTGGACTAGTTTAATGAAGCGGTTATGCTTAGATTACGAACTTTTTAACGGTTATGCTATTGAAGTAATAAGAACCACGGCAGGAAACCAATACCACCACCTAGATTTTGCTAATATACGACTAGGACTAGATGGAAGCTTGCAATATTCTGACGATTGGATTACAGAAAAGGGAGTAAGGAACTCAAGGCCTGACATAAAGCACCTTCAAAAGTATAGACCAACAGACCCGAACCAAAAAAGAGGTGTAATATACCACACAGACTACAGACCTAATTTCAAATACTACCCTTTGCCAGTGTATGTAGGCTCACTTGCTGAGATAAAGACAGACGTACAGATAGGAGACTACTGGCTAAATGAGGTGACTAATGGATTTGTAGGCGGTACGCTAATACAACACAACAACGGCTCACCCGAAACTAAAGAAGAGAGCGAGTCATTTGAGAAAGCGTTTCAAGAAAAGTTCGGTAAGGCTACGGGTAACAAAATAGTACATTTATTTTCACCATCAAAAGAGAACTCATCAGAGATTCACTCTATGAATGGTAACGATTTGCACGAGCGTTATATTGGTATGAGTAACCGTGTAAAGGAGTCTATTTTCATCGGTCACCGTGTAACTAATCCAATACTTTTTGGAGTAAAAGAGGCTGGGCAAATGGGAGCGAGAAATGAGCTTGATTTAGCTTATGAGATATTCACTAATACTTATATCCAAGAGAGACAAAACACTATCCTTAGAACTGTAAAAAAATTAGCCTTTTTAGAGATACAAAATACGAGCATTGAAATAATACCACTTAAACCTATTGATACCATAGACCTCACTAGCGACATTATACTAGCTAACTTGAACCGTAATGAGATAAGACAATTAATAAACCAGCAGAGTGGCTTAGAATTAGATGACGACAAGACTAGCGTGGTACAACCTACGCAAGAAGGAGAAGCTCCGCAGATAATAGAGGGCGAAGTAGATGCGGAGGCAGCACAAAAAGACGCATCTTATAACGGTGCTCAAATAGCATCTGCCTTGTCTATTGTGGAGCAAGTGAAAACTGAGGTACTAACGAGAGGGCAAGGGCTTGCGTTCTTAGTCGAGTTCCTAAGACTATCAGAGCAGGCGGCTAGTAAGTTGTTAGACGATGGGAGTACAAATATTGGTATGTGCAGCCACTTCTCAGATGATGAGGACATAAGCCACCTATTTAATGACATCGGAGTAAGTGAGAGTGATTATGATGTAGTAGATGCGTTTGATATTTGCTATGACAATGATGGCAGCCCTATCGAGTTCGCCACAGAGGAGCAGACTATCATTCAGAAAGTCTTAAAGGCTATACTTACAAATCCATTAATAGCTGCAAGTGGAATATCTGAGCTACTAGATTTAGATTTTAGCCAATTATTAGGATCAATAAATATACTCTCTACTTCAAATTTGATAGAGATAGAAGGGAGCAAAATAGAGCTTACTCCATTAGGTGATAAGGTAGCAAAAAGTATTGATATACCTGAGACAGAAGTTAAGTATAGATATGTACTAAGAAAGTCTGCACCTGCTTTAAAGCAAGGGAGTACATCAAGAGACTTCTGCCGTAAGATGGTAGCTAAAAAGAAGCTATACACCAAGAAAGAAATTGAGGTTCGTAGAAACGACATGAAGTCTAGCGGCTTTGCTGATGTAACAGACGTTTGGTTAGCTCGTGGAGGGTGGTACAGAAGAAAAGGAACTGATATCTCAATACCTTTTTGCCGTCATATTTGGGAGCAAGTAATAGTAAAGAAAAAATGATATTAATAATAAGCCCAGCTTTTACTAAAGAAAATACGGTACTACATTACAACGTAGACGATGGCTACTTAAAGCCTTTGATTGATAGTACTCAAAATACATTTGTAAGACCTATACTAGGCTCTGCATTGTTTGATGAAGTACTAGCTCAGATAAAAGCAGGCACAGTATCATCAGCAAATGAGACATTAATCAAAGACTATTTAAGAGATGCTTTGAAGTGGGAGGTATGCCATAAATATACACGTATAGGAACGTACAAACTAACCAATAAGGGAGCAGGCACAAAGTCAGGTGATGGCTTTAGTCCTCTTGCGGAAAGCGAGTTGATAACTGCGAAGAATATATTCAAAGATAATGCCGATTTTTACAGAAGAAAATTAAAACTATTCTTAAAAGAAAATGATGCCAATTATCCACTATACGCTACTCCCCCAAGTGGCGTTGATGTGGTATACCCTGAGCAAGATACACAATGGAGAAGCCAGTTCATAGTTTAAAAGCCGATAGATTAAAGAAATACCTTGAAAAGTTTAACCATAAAAAACCTAGTGACAATAATGGAAGGGATAGCAAGCGAGCATCCTCAAATAAATACTGTCCTAAAAGGTAATATATTTGATATAGACTTGACTAAGACACCTTCAGGGAGCTATCTTATCTATGATGTGGCAAACATAAGCCCAAACGGATTTAATGGAATAGACTACTCAATAGATATGTTCTTGTGCGACAACGTTACAGAGCTTAACACAGAGAGTAACGAAGTGACCGTACAGAATGAGTGCAGCCTTATAGCCTTAGACATAATGAGCATATTTGAAAACTTCAATAAGGCGAGCTGGTCAGACAAAGACTTGCACGTAGTATTAAATAAGACGTGGAGCATACAACCTTTTACGGAGCGTTTCGATTCTCTATATTCAGGGGCTTCGATTAATATGAGTTTGAGTACTAGCTACGGATATGCTAGATGTAAGATACCAGTAAGAAATTAAAAACAATTTAAAATAAAAATAATATGAGTACGCAAACAGATTTATTAATCGCACGAAACGGACAGAAGTTCGTAGATTCATCAGCAGCCATAGCCAGTGCCACAATTACGGACAACTATATTTATATAGTAATCAATGAGGAGGCGGTAATAGCTACAATGGTAAGCTCTAATGGTACAGACCTCGTTGCAGGCATAGGCATAGGCTCTAAGGCATTATCTGCTGGTATGATTATAGCAGCGCCTAATGGAGAATTTATCACAGCAGCAACGTTTACAAGCGGTTCAGGGTTCGCTATAAAAGGAGGCTCTTAATGTTTGGCTTTGGGTTTCAATATGGCAAAGTCTTAGGTCTTAGTCTAGGGGCTTTGTTGGCTAGTGTGTTCCGTAAGCGAGTAATCGCTGACGGTGGCATTATGGAGGGTGAGGGGTGCGTCACTTCTGAATTAAATAGGCTTAATAAAATAGGTGTATTAGATGACGTAAGTCTAGCAATGATACCTAGCGGTTATAAGGCTAGTAAACTATATAGTGTAGTGCCAAGTGACGGCAGCGGAGATTTATCATTCTCACGCAGCACAACGGCTACTAGAGTAAACGAAGATGGATTAATAGAAAGCGTGGCTATCAATACTCCCCGAATAGACTACAAGGGTGGTGGATGTGGCTCTTTGCTTTTAGAGCCACAAAGAACTAATTTGATTACTTATAGCGAGGACTTTAGTAATGCGTATTGGACAAAATCAGGGTCAACGGTTGTAAGTGGGCAAACCTCACCGAGTGCAGACAGCCCAACGGGGGCGTTTAAGTTGGTTGAGGATACGAGTACGGGTAGTCATCAAACCACACAAACTTTAACTGGGGGCTATAGCATAGGGGATAATATAACATTTTCCTGCTATATTAAAGCTGGCGAAAGAAGTGATATAATTATATATTCTCAACAAATTGGCAAGGGTGTAAATTTCGATTTAGCAACGGGAACATTTGGGACAGATGCTTTTGGTAACGGATTACCCTCGAGCTATAACGCAGAAGTTTTAGAAAATGGCTGGTATCGAGTTTCAATAGGCGATGTTGTAGCAACGGTTGTAGCTTCAAGTAGGATTTACTTAACAGAGGCAGATGATGTAAATTCCTACACTGGCGACGGAACGTCAGGAGTATACGTATTCGGAGCTCAACTAGAACTCGGCTCATACCCTACATCCTACATACCCACAGCAGGTAGTACGGTTACAAGAACGGCAGATTCAAGTAGTACAAGCGGACTATCTTCTGTGATTAATTCAGAAGAGGGTGTGTTTTATGCGGAAATGTCTGTTTTTTCTGCTTCTGGGGGCAATATGTATATTACATTATCTGATGGTAGTGACGATAACGAAATAGTCATAAGAAACACATCTGCGACAAATAACGTGGTCGCCCAATATGTTAAAAATAATAGCAATCAGGCATCTATGGACTTTACTTTGACAGACAGAACTGTTTTAAATTCTATCGCAATACGATATAAGGTAAATGATTTTTCTCTATGGATAAATGGGGTTAAAGAAGTAGAAGATACAAGCGGTTCTGTTTTATCTGCAAACACTTTGAATCAATTATCTTTTTCTAGGGGGAATGGAACTTCTCAATGGAGTGGAAAAGTAAAAGGTTTAGCAATTTTTAATACTTACCTTACAGATACACAAATGGCAGAATTAACTACACTATAATGCACCTAAGATACGAATTTAAAACGAGGGCTGCGATGCTCAAAACATTGTCTAAGCACTACGCTACAGATGAAGAGGGTAACAAGTCTTTCAAAGATGGTTCAATAGTAGAGCTGGGTTTCAAGCAGTCTTATAATGAAGAAACCGAAGTAAGCACTATTATAAGCGGCTACTTGGTAGACATTCTTTGGAGTATAGAAGAACCCCCTTACTATAAGCAAGAAGTGTCGCCAAAAACACCAGACCATACATTTGCAGGCATAAATGAAAATATATTTTAGCACAATTCTGGGGGCGGTAATATTGTTTTTTGCTCCTATAAAAGGGATAATCCTTTTGGTCGCACTAGCTACAATCATAGACACGTGTTTCGGTCTTTGGAAATCTAAGAAAATAGGAGAGCCAATAACTAGTAAGAAGTTTCGTCACGGCTTCATCCCTAAGATATTGAGCTACGTGGCAGTCGTTATGTTAGTTTTTACCTCTGACGTGTTTATTATTAACGAAATGACTTTAAGCGTTATTAGTATCGCTTTTATATCTACTAAATTAGTGTCTTTGGTTTTGATTTCTATTGAGGTTAAGTCTATGGATGAGTCCTTTATCAAAGTAAAGGGTTATTCTTTCATAGAAAAATTTAAGACAATTATCAACAAAATTAAAGACGTAAAAAAGGAACTGAAATGAACTGGGAAATAGTACTTGCATTTCATTATCCACACGACAGATTCGCTTTAGGGTGGGAATATATTGC